TATAATTATAGAAAAGCTTAAGGAAGCTCCTAAAACAGTGGCTGGCTTAGAATTAACTGAAAAGCAAAACAGCGACGTTAGGTACTTAAAAGCTAAGGTTGTTAGTTGTGGGCATTTGGTAATAGGGGTTAGCGAAGGAGATGTAATTAGATACGATAAGCATGCTGGTCACGGTATAGAGTGGAATGACAACTTGTTCCATGTAATTACCGTACAAGACGTTGTTATTGTAGAATGAGATTAGGACCTAATGACCTTAGAGATATAAATTTACTTAAGTATTACAGGCTTGTTAGAAAATGGGCCTGTAAAACTTATGGTATAAAAGATGCGGACCTTGAGCTTTTAATATATTTAGATTGCAAAAACAGGTTTACGCGTGATGATTTTATTAACGGATCTTACACCTACGCTTGGGATAAAAAGCGGTGGGAAAGACTGCGTAAAGAAGGCTGGATAGAAGTTTGGCGTCATCGTAATAAAACAACAATTAAGTATAGTGTTTTTAAAGTATCGCAAAAAACGAGAAGACTAATAACACGGATGTATAATATAATGCTAGGCTACGATGATATGCCTATTGGACCCTCAAGCAAATTTTATAAAAACAAATCGTATACTGATAAAGTTTATAACAAAGCTATTGATGATATGATTAAAGATAAAGAACGATGAAAGCAATACCTATTACTAAAAGAGTGCAAGAAAGCATCAACATTTACCCTGTAATGCAGGAGGTAACTATTGACGCAGCGGGTAAAGTAGCTGCGAATTTTACAACAATTGATGACGATTGCGGCTGCAGCGGTGATTGCGATTGCGATTAGTAATGTTTAAACTTAAGAACAAAGGGACGCTGTTTGGTATCAATAAAGAAGCGTCAGACCATGGGACGCCTGTTTTTGAAAAGCAGTTAGGCGATAACGTACAAGCCGAGGCTAACCGCGACGGCACTATATTTGTTCAAAAAGGCTTACCGCAAAAGAAGATTAACGACGCTGTTGAGCACGAGAAAGTGCATCTTGAGCAAATGGCTCAGGGTAAACTTGGTTATACAGCGGATACAGTAATGTGGAAGAGAGACACTCGTTCACCTGCTAGAGTATACACCCGTCAAACAATGATGGAAGGTGCTCATGATCTTCCCTGGGAAAAAGAAGCATACGGAAAAACTAAAAAATAACGGGGTTACATCGGGCGTGTAGGAAAAGGAATCGCTACCTTATTTTTATTGCCCGTCCCCTATTTCATTATACTATGGCATATGTACAAGAGTCTTCGCCTTTCGCGAAGCTGAAGAAAACAACAAAAGGTAAAGGTCGTCACTTCCTAAGCGCTAAGGAGGGTGCTGGGATGACATCGGCAGGCCGTGCGGCTTACAATAAAGAAACAGGTGGTAACCTTAAGGCGCCTCAACCAGGCGGCGGCAAGCGTCGCACATCATATTGCGCTCGTTCAAGGGGGCAGATGAAAATGCACAATATTAATTGTTCAGAAACACCAGACAAGCGTATTTGTGCGGCACGCCGTAGATGGAAATGCTAATAAGAAATAAATATATATAATGGGACAATACAATCAACAACCAGATTTTGCTACTATAGCGACCACTGTAACTAAAAGTGACACAACGTTTTTAGACGGCGTTGCGCTTTACGTAGGTACGGGTGGTGATGTGCACGTGATTATGAAGAACGTGGAAAACACAGGCAGTAAAGTAATTATTTTTAAGAACGTACCCGCGGGCTCGTTTTTGCCAGCTATTGTAGACTACGTTAGAACAGCGACAACAGCAGCGGATATCGTAGCGGTTAAGTAGCATGAGCATCGGTTTAGGCACATATGTAGACTGGAACAGCGCTTCTAACCTAGGCGCTCCGTTTACATTAACTTCCCCTGTAATTAGTGGCACCACGAGTGTTGGTAATAACTTGTCGTCAACCAATGGCACTTATTCTTCAGGGGCCACGATTACGCACACCTACCAGTGGTTAAGAAATTCTGTAGCAATATCAGGTGCAACAGCAAATGCTTATACGCTAGTGTCAGATGACGTAGGTAAAACAATAGTTTGTATTGTCACCGCTACTAATTCTTATGGGGCAATAAATGTAACCTCAAATAGTTTAGGTCCTATCGCTGCATAACCAACTTGTAATGAGTGAATAACACGTGATAATAAATATAACAATAATTTAATTATATTAAACCAAAAAAAATGAAAAAAGTAAAAGAAACCAAAGTCGAAAAGATTAAAGCTGAAGAGCTAGAAAACCTTCAAGCAATCGTGCAATTAATTAACCAAACTCAGCTAAGCATTGGTGGGTTAGAAGTTCAAAAAATGGAGCTTCTTAGCAAATTAGACAAAGCAAAGGAAGAGCTTAATGTATTCCAAGTTAATCTGGAAAAATCCTACGGCAATGTAAGCGTTAGCTTAGTTGACGGAACTATCGCAGAAAATGCAGATAATAAGGAAGATTAGTATTGGGAAAGACTATAAAAATGACGCCATGCACTATTCTGTTGGACAGGAAGTGTATGGTGGTCATACTATAGTGAATATACTAGAGGAATCTGATAAGTACTCTGTATATATACAAAAAGGTGAACTAGTAATGCCGTGGAAAGACTTTAACAAGAACATGGCAATATCCATCGAATATGATCTTAAGTGGTAATGCAAAGCGTATACAACTTTATAGTTAGCCCAAAAGAGGGGCGATCTACTAGCGAAAAAAAAATAAACGGCAAAAAGCTGCTGTTAAATACAGAAGTACAAAACCATCACTACACGAGCAGGCTTGGCGTAGTTAATAGCGTACCTAAAATTACCAACAGTGATATACAGGAAGGTGACGAAATAATAGTGCATCATAATGTGTTTAGAAGATTTAGAGACGTTAGAGGCAAAGAAAAAAACAGCCGAGCGTTTTATAAAGAAGATATGTTCTTTGTATATCCTGACCAGGTTTATGCATACAAACGCAATAGCGAATGGAATGCTTTGCCTGGTTTTTGTTTTGTAAAACCTATAAAAGCAAAAGATAAATTTAGCTTACATAAAGAGGAACCTTTAATAGGTATTATTAAGTATGCTAGTGAAGGTTTTGAAGCAGGAGCGTTGGTGGGTTTTAAGCCTGGTATGGAATACGAATTTAATATAGAGGGCGAACGATTATACCGTGTGCCCGCCAATCAAATTACAGTCGAATATGAATATCAAGGAAACGAAGAGGAATATAATCCTAGCTGGTCACAAAGCTGTTGAAGAACTTATTAAAGTTGCTAAAGAAGCTATAGTTGATTCTGATGATGATATATCTGCTGATCGATTAAAAAACGCAGCAGCCACTAAAAAGTTAGCTATATTTGATGCTTTTGAAATATTGAATCGTATCCAAGACGAAGAGCGCATACTAGAGAACAAGCCTAAAGAAGAAAAGAAAGAAGCTTTTTCAGGGTTTGCTGAAAAAAGATCTAAATAATGTACGAGCAGAATTTAGTAAAAACAGTAGAGCCTATAAAGCATACTACGCTACACCGATTAAATAAAGGTAAAAAGTGGAAGTATGGTTATAATAAAGAGCAAGATCTAATTGTCATAAGTAAGACAGGCCAAGTCGGCGAAATAATAGATATACAAGGATTGGTTATAGGTTTACCGCCGGTCCCTAAAAACTTAAATAAAAAAGCTAACAAATGGACCGTTAAGGAGTATCCTAAGGAGCTTAAAAATATTAAAAGTATATTCGATTGGCAGTCTTATTCAAATGAATTTAAAGAAAAGTGGGAGGGCTATATAGATGAGGAATTTAACAATCGTGAAAACGGTTATTGGTTTTATAACAAAGACGTCCCAACTTATATTACTGGCACTCATTACATGTACCTGCAGTGGAGTAAGATCGATGTTGGCCACCCAGATTACCGAGAAGCAAACAGATTGTTTTATATATTCTGGGAAGCCGTTAAAGCGGACACAAGAGCTTACGGAATGTGCTACCTTAAAAACAGACGGAGTGGATTCTCATTTATGGCATCAGGAGAAACCGTTAACCTTGCGACCATATCAGGCGACGCTAGATTCGGTATACTATCAAAATCAGGTAGTGACGCTAAGAAAATGTTTACCGACAAAGTTGTACCAATTTCCCTTAACTACCCGTTTTTCTTCAAACCTATACAAGATGGTATGGATAGACCGAAGACTGAACTGGCATATAGGGTTCCTGCTTCTAAGCTAACCCGTAAATCTATACAGTCAAAGGAGACGCGTATTGAAATGGAAGGTCTAGATACAACTATTGATTGGAAAAACACCGGAGACAACTCTTATGATGGTGAAAAGCTAAAGCTACTAGTGCACGATGAAAGTGGTAAGTGGGAAAGACCAGACAATATACTAAACAATTGGCGCGTGACAAAAACGTGTCTTAGGTTAGGTAGTCGCATTATAGGCAAGTGTATGATGGGTTCTACATCAAACGCTTTAGAAAAAGGAGGCGGAAATTTTAAAAAGCTTTACAACGACTCTGACGTTACTAAGCGCAATAATAACGGACAAACAAAATCAGGATTGTACAGTTTGTTTATTCCTATGGAATGGAACTATGAAGGTTTTATTGATGAGCATGGACAACCCGTATTTGACACTCCAAAAGAAGAAACCATTTTAGATCCGTTTGGTGATACTATTGATACAGGAGTTATAGATTACTGGAACAATGAAGTTGAAGGCCTTAAGGGTGACCAGGATGCGTTAAATGAATACTATAGACAGTTCCCGCGTACCACTGAGCACGCATTTAGAGATGAAACTAAAAATAGTATTTTTAACTTAGCAAAAATCTACGAACAAATTGATTATAACGACGATCTGCGTAATACTAATATCATAACCACCGGTAATTTTCAGTGGGAAGCAGGCGTAAAAGACACTAAGGTAATGTTTTTACCAAGTCCGCAGGGCAGATTTAAAGTGTCTTGGATACCTAATGCTGATGTGCAAAACAGATCAATTGTTAAAAACGGTATAAAATATCCAGGGAATGAACATATAGGTGCATTCGGCTGTGATAGTTACGATATTTCAGGTACTACCGACGGCAAGGGCTCAAAAGGTGCGCTGCATGGACTAACAAAGTTTAGCATGGAAGACGCACCACCTAGTACATTCTTTTTAGAATATATAGCTAGGCCTCAAACTGCGGAGATATTTTTTGAAGACGTGCTAATGGCTTGCGTCTTTTACGGAATGCCTTTATTAGCTGAGAATAACAAACCTAGATTACTTTACTACTTTAAGCGTAGAGGGTATAGGGGTTATTCTATGAATAGACCTGACAGATTGTGGAACAAGCTTTCTGTAACTGAAAAAGAAATTGGGGGTATACCAAACTCCAGTGAGGACATTAAGCAAGCGCATGCGGCCGCTATTGAGATGTACATAGATAAGTACATTGGATTAAAAGAAGATGGCACTTACGGCAGTATGTATTTTAATGCCACTTTAAACGATTGGTCTAAGTTCGATATAAATAATCGAACAAAATTTGATGCTGCGATTAGCTCCGGATTAGCTGTAATGGCTTGCCACAAGGATATGTATAGACCGAATGCTGCTTTACAAAGAACAAAATTAAATCTCAATATTGCAAGATATAAGCAAGACGGAGATATATCGAAAATAATAAAATAAAACTATGGCTGAGTCAGTTGTAAATAATTTTTTCCCTAGCCAGGTTGCTAGCGACCAGGAGAAGATGTCATTTGAGTATGGCCGCCAGGTAGGTAGAGCAATTCAATCCGAATGGTTTAGCGGCAATTCAGGAAGCGCAAGATTTCAAAGCAATCAAAATAGTTTTCACGGGTTAAGATTATATGCTAGAGGCGAACAGCCGATACAGAAATATAAAGATGAATTATCAGTTAATGGCGATTTGTCTTATCTTAATTTAGATTGGAAGCCTGTACCCATACTATCTAAGTTTGTTGATATTGTTGTTAATGGTATTGCAGACAGATCTTTTGATGTAAAAGCATATTCGCAAGACCCTTACGGTGTTGAAAAGCGCACTGCATATATGGACTCTATTATAAGAGACATGCAAACCCAGGAGCTTAACGACTACGCGGCCGAAGCATTTGGTATTAACTTATACGAAAATGATAAAGAAAATCTGCCGGGTTCAAAAGAAGAGCTAGAGTTGCATATGCAGCTAAGCTATAAACAGGGTATTGAAATAGCTGAGGAAATAGCGATTAATACTTTGTTTGATGGCAACAATTATGATTTAGCTAAAAGAAGAGTATATTACGATTTAGCAACCATCGGTATCGGCGCGGTAAAAAATACATTTTCAGAATCTGAGGGTGTTGTTATTGACTACGTAGATCCAGCAAACTTGGTTTACTCTTACACTGAGTCTCCTTATTTTGAAGACATATACTATGTTGGAGAAGTTAAGAACATACCGATCAACGAATTAAAAAAGCAATACCCGCAACTCGACCAAGCTCAGCTTGACAAAATAAAAGCAGCGGGGTCTTATAATAACACAACTTCTTGGAATCAATTTAATGACGGCGCTGATCGTGGTTATGATTCTAATACGGTACAGGTTTTGTATTTTAATTACAAGACCTACATGAACGAGGTATACAAAATAAAAGACACAGCTACCGGTGGCTTAAAAGCTATATCAAGAGACGATCAATTTAATCCGCCAGC